CCAGTGTAATATCCACTACCAGTGCAATCAAAACGAATGTTAAAATTATTCCAAGATATAGATTAATAAATGCATTAATCTTCATCCAACGTATCATATGTTTCATAGTGTCTCCTAACCAAAAAAGGAATCTAAACTTGCAACTGGTTCTACATTCCAGTTAATTAAGTTCACAATGTTCTTTAGTGGTTCATTAAATGCTTTCTCGAACTGCATATCATAGTCAATAAATCTATGCAAGTCCAACTCTCTTGGTAGAGAACTTGAGAATGATATTACATTCTCATTGATTGGATTTGGTGTTGTAAGATATGAGAAACGAATTTTATCTGAGTTCTTAATCATTTCATATCTTAAGTCAAGATTTTTAGATTTTAGTAAGTGATTATGTAATAGTGAACCTCTGACATGAATCGGTGTTCCTTTCCCATAGATATGAGTCGGGTCTGCATACGTCACAAGGTTTTTGACACCTCTAGGAAATGCAACTTCCTCGGGTGGAAGGTTTCTAAATTCCTTTCGTGAAGTCTCTACGAACTCCCATAAGTCTTGTTCAGTTCCATTCATTACTACCTTTAAGGCTTCTGTTAGTTTGGTTCTGACCCATTGTGGTGTAGAGGACTTTGCAGTCTCAATACCCATCATTTTAAGTTTGGGTTCTGCAAGTCTGACACCTTCGTTATCGTGAACATTGAGAATGTATCGTTTCTTTGCAGTCCAAATACCTCTGTCTGCAATTACTTCACGACCCATTTGCATCTTCTGTTGGAATGCATTGGTATATTCTGCAAGGTCATCAAAACCACGTGCAAGAACTTGTTCAATCATACCTTCTGACTTGTTTAGGAAATCCACAATCTTGGTCTTGTCTGTTTCTTCGGGTAAGACTTTCTTAACCAGTTTATCCATAGTGATATAAACCGAATCAGTGTCCATTGCAATCACATAGTCTTCGTTATCTGTTCCAAGTGTTTTGTTTAGGAACTCGTTGATAGTTTTCTCTGACCACTTAATAATTAACTGACCACTGGTTGTGATTGACTCTGCAAGGTCAATAGAAAAAAATGCAAAGTATTGGTTTGCAAGAGCTCCATATGCAGAGTTAAGTGCAATCTTACGAACCTGTTGATTGTTGTATGCACGTTTGATAAGTGTATCAAGTTCTTTCTTACGTTTGGTTTCTTTACAGACTTCTCGTTCTTGTTGATACCCAATCATTTTCTTCTTCCACTCCTTTCTCTCGTCATAGAGTTTTTCCATAAGTTCGGGAAGAAATCCTTGTTTGTTTTTAGAATACATTACACCATTCGGACACACTGCATGACCCTGTTGGTGAACATATGATAAGTCACATTCTTTGTTTAACATTCTATCAATGGTTAAGTCTTGTCTGTTTCCCTTTATCATTTTCTCGGGTGAGATATTGTATTGCATGATGATATGTGGATACAGTGAATTCAAGTCGAATGACACTACCCAATCATGTCCACCGACTATTGGGTCTTTGACATATGCACCAATAATTTGGTGTGTCTTATCATTACCACTCTTTAATCTTTGGGGTGGTGTTTGTATGTTTTGGTCTTTGAGGTGATTGTAGATTATGGTTTCCCAATACTTCACCATTCCGAATGTGTCGTTATAATTACACTTTGCATTATAAGACATTGCAAGTGTTAGTTCCAATAGTCCTAGTTTGTCCTCTAGTTCTTCAACAAGGACAACGTCTTTGACATTGTATTCTAAGAACTTTGCATAGTCCTGTTTGTAAAGTGTATGTAGATTTCCATACTCTGAATAATCTAGTTTACCTGTTCCAAGTTCTACTTGTGCAATATTTTCTAGTTTGTATGATTCTTGATTTACGAATGTATGTTTACGATATATTTCAAGATAGTCTAAAACATTGATACCATATAGATTGAATATCATTTGTCTTTGACCATAAGTAGACATGAACTCTCTGACATCACATTGACCCCATGGTGAGAGTTTCTTATGTTCTCCCTCTCCTAGTATTCTATCAATACGATTACAGAGATAGGTAATATCAAAAGAGTTTACATTCCAACCTGTAATGATATCGAACCACTCTTGTCTCCAGTATTTAACAAACTGAGTCAAAAGGTCAATCTCATTTAAACAATTGTAATAGACTACGTCTGTTCTGTTGTGTTCCCAAGGCCCGATACCAAAAACATGTGTATCTTTACCAAGTGGTTTCATTGAAATTGCATTGACCTTTTCAGTTGCAAGAGTTGGTTCGGGGAATCCGTCTTCACACTCACACTCAATATCAAGTGTTGCAATCTTAATGTGTTTTAGATTCCAGTTTATCTCACCTTGAAATTTATCTGCAATATATGTATAGATATATCGGTCATATCCATGGATTTCAAATCCATGAGTTCCAGCATAGTTCTCTCGGAACTTTCTTGCACCACCCATAGAGTTTAGGTTCACTGCTTCTAGTGACCTTCCGTCTAATGATTTGAATGGTGTGTCTCCCTTCTTAGAAGGGATATAATGATTGGGTCTGTAAGATACGGATAGTTTTTGTTGTTTTCCGTTCTTGTATCCTTTGACAAGTATTTTGTCACGTGTTCTGCAAACGTTAGTATAGAAATCCATGTAGTTATTATACTACAGTAGGGTCTATTCTGTCAAGGTAGTAAGATTACTTTTTCCGTGTAAAATGTCGTAAGTGACATCATATTTTTCTTTTGCATTTGCAAGTTTCTCAATTTGAGTATCGAGTGCTTGTGCAATGTCGGGGTGTTCACCAATACCAGCTGGATTGTTTTTGTATACTTCAATGTTTGCCATTGCAATATCCATTTCACCTTGATACTGACTCATTAGTGCTTTTAATAGTGTTTCTCTTCCCATTATTTACTTCCTCTTACTTTATTACCTGTTGCAACTTTAAAGTTGGTTTCAAGTTGTGGTCTTGGTTCAAAAACTGTTTGAACTAAATCACTGTTTAATATGAACGTGTATTCTTTTGCAAAAGGAATCCATGGTGCAAGATTAACTTCATACTTTCCGTCTTCTGTATTTGTTAGACAAATTTGTGCATCTATGATTTTGTAATTTCCTAATATAGTTCTCTCAACGAATCCAATTAGAACTTCTCCAGTATCCAGTCTTATACATTTTACTTTAGACACTTCTTACCATCTCCTGTAGTTCAACACTTCGTCTTCCTACTTGTCCGAACCATTTAGAATCTTCCATTTCAACTGCAACCTTTTCCCAGTCACATGAAACAACACCTTTCCACATGTTATTAAACTTACTGAATCTTGTTCCACCTAAGTTGAATGTCATGTTGACTAAAACGTGTTGAATGTCTTCGGGTAGTGCATAGAAATCTTCTCCACCTTTTGATTCAAATACATGAATAGTTTCTTCTACGTGTTTATCAAAATCGTATTCATAAACATCATCTACTCTTTCTTGTGAAACTGGTGTTCCGACTGGTAATCCGTGTTCATCGTCACTGTCTTTAATTAAGTGACCAGCTCCAAAAGTTAAGTATCCTAATGAGTCTTCATAAATTTCGAGGACTTCTCCCTCGTGTCTCTTAATCTGTTCCTTCAATATCTCTTTGTTCATTCTCTTTCCTTATTTGTTCCTGCATGACTTCGACTAGAATATCACCCATTAGTGTATTTAATTCCTTATTATTTAGTAAATCTGTAAGTGCTTCTTCTGAGTTTTCAGCCCCATTTGGTAATCTTCTTATGGTTCTTTCAAAGTTTAAATGGGGTTTGCCGTCTTCCATGTGAACCTTTCCATATTGATAAACTAAACCATCCCATTCACCACCAGTAAGTTCTATCCCTGCATCTTCTTGATGGGGATTTTCTACAACTCTGTAAACTTTACTGTTGAATAGTTCGGTCATTTTAACTTAAGAAAGTATCTAAACTACCATGTTTATCTCTATGATGATGCCCAATAGGATTCTCTGTTTTACCTCTTACACCTTTTGTTGCAACATCACTTCCACAATATGCAACACAAGTATGTCTAACACCTGTTCCTTCTATTTGAGTGACTCCATGTATTTCATTTGAGTCTGCAATAATTACATCTCCATCGTCAGCATCAATTCCTATTCCATATCTTGGAAATGATAAGTATGCACCTTTGTAATCTCCACAACGGAATACACACATGGTTGTCATACCAAAATCTAAATCATCCCCATCGACATGTGCAGACATTTTTCCTGCACCTTCGACATATGAATATTTGTTTGCAGATATAGAAGTAAACG